TTTTCAATGTATCATAACTAAATTCTTGTAAACCTCTTTTAGCATGAAATAATACATCAGTTCTATTTATTCTAGGTATTAATTTATCTTGCCCTACATATCCAACTATAAAATTATTAACTATATCTTTTATAGATATATACTCATAGCTTCCATAATTATTTTCTACAGCATCTTCTTTTAATTGTACTTTAACATATGTTCCTACTGCTTGTGCTAAACCTAAGGTTATAATACTATTTGTTTGAGCTCCATCTTGAGTAAAAGTTAAAGTATAAGTTGTTGTATATTCTGTCCAGTTACTCAATCCTGTTGGACTTGTATATATTCTAAAATTATTTAATGGAAAATCTGAGTCATTAGGATTCCAACTAGAACTACTACCCAAAGATAATTTAGTATTAAACGTAAAAGTATATGCTTTAGACGCGTTTAATGCTGCATCGGTATATATGATCTGCGCGCCCGCGTAATATTGTAAGTTAGTTTCTCGGATTAATCCTCCATCTGGTCTAGGCATATCTTATTGTTTTGAGTTTTGTTCTTCTAATTGTGTTTCTTGTTGTGCTACCTGTATAATAGTAGGATCGTTTATTATTACTCCAGCATAAGCTAAAATTCTTGTTATAACATTTGTTTGTTCTGATACATTTAATTCAAAATCAGTTGAATTACCTGAGTTATATTCATACTGTCCTAACGAACCTACACCATAAGCCCATATTATATCTGCTGGTTTCTTTAAATAAGATATATTTATATCATCAGCTGTGATAATGCTTGTAGGATAAATATATAATTTACCCTGCTCATATAAATATATAGGAAAATCAGTTGTTGGTTGAGTTAACGGGGAGAGTAATAATTGTGTTATCTCGTTTCTTTGTGCGTATTGAGTAAGTTTCTCACCTTTATACATTACAGAACCTAATCTATATAAATCTGTTATTACAGTTAAATCTATAGTAAAAGGATTAGTTCCTGTTATAGCACCCGCATTAGATGCATTATTTACATATTTTTGAAAAAATTGTAAATTTTCTTCAATATTTTTTATACGGTTAGCATATTCCGTATCATTTTGTGGCAACCGATACTGTTGATTTAAATCATCTTCATATTTTTCGAATATATTTAGCTGAACCTGTGTTGCGACTTTGTTGAATTCATCAGGTGTCATATATCCTCTCTGTTGTTGATTAAGTATCAACAATACAGTTTTATATACAGTATCTACGTTTATTGCCATTATATTTTTTTTATAATAAAAGGCGGGCGAACCCGCCTTTATTTAATTTACTTAAGTTTTTTAGAAATAGCTTTATACATTTCTACTCCTTCATCTGTCTTAAACCAAGCAGCTAATGCTGAATATGGATTTTCATCAAATGGAACACTGAATAATTTTTTCTTAGTAGCTCCAGATTTAAAGCTTCTTTGGTCTTGTGCTAAATGTAAAAGACCTGCTTCTGTAGCTTTAATACCGAAGTTTCTAAGTTGTACATTATCATCTTTTGCTAGTTCCACAAAAAGTTGTGGTTTTTCTTTAGCAAATTTAAGTAAATCTCTTTTAAGTTCTTTAGAACTTAATTCATCTACTGTTGATCCTATTTCTGTTCTTATGATTGCTTCTGCTTGATCAATTTCCATTTCTCTAGCCATAAGCAACGCATCTATTTCCCATTCAATAGTACTTGTTTCATCTTCTGCCACTTGAACCGGTTTTAACTCTCTATATCTTTTGTTTAAATCCGGGTGGTATAAAGAAAGTAATTTTTGTAAAGCTTGTTCTTGCTTAGGAACTGTTAAAGCTCCATCTCTAAAAACGATATGTTTTAAAGTAACCTCTCCTTTTTGTTCATCTACAAAAGGTGAAGATTGATTTGTTGCATATCTTAATGCTCTTTGAGTATTTGTTTGTGTATCAAAATACAATAGAGGATATTTCTCTGTGTGTCTTGATTTTATTGTATATGTTAAAGGATTTTTATCTCCTCTAATTACATACGTTCTATCTTTTATCTCCCAACTATTTTTTGTTGAGACTTTTTTATCTTCTTTTGACATAATATAATATAATTTAATAGTTAAAGGTATTGGGCGCCGAAGCGCCCTTACCTTATAAAAATAATTAAGCTGTAAATAATACGAAGTTATTTCTAGCTTGAGTACATAGACATCTTTCTGATAAGAAGTTAACCTCCATAGCATCAAGAGCAGAAGTATGCGCTCCACCAACAGAACCTGTTAGCCAAGACTTCATTCTTCTATCATCTGCTTGAGAAGCTCTATATCTTACGTGTAAGAAAGGTCTACGAATGTTTGTTCCAAGTAACTGATCGTATACTGTAGAAGTACCAGCTGGTACTAATACACCATCAATGTTGTCACCGTTAACAAAGTTAGTAGAACCACCTCTTAACGAAGCATCATTTAGATATTTCCAAGAAGTTTTATAGAAGTCATATGAACCTCTTCTAAATCCAGAGAAACCTAAGTTCAACGCCATGTCTTCAGAGTTTTCAAATACACCATAAGATGTACCACCAGCTCCGTAAGAATTTTGTTGTGCTAACATATTATCAAATAATAGTTCAGTTTTTCTGTCTAAGAAAAGCATATTTTCTTCAATAGCTCCTTGACTGTCTAATAACTGTAATACAGAATCGAAATCCTGAAGAGATCCAGAGTAACCAGAAAGTACGTTACCACCATTGTTGATAGCAGCAAATAAACCTTCAGTACCAATTGTACCAGCGGTTAATTGGTTAGAAAACTGTGTTAAACCAACACCGTTAAAACTAGCAGCGATTGCATTAGTTGAAGCAAGTTCACCTTCAATCATTGCCATTTCTAAATAATCTTCAAATCTCATTCTAGTTTCACCTTCAGCTTTTAAATACCAAAGATAACCACTAGTACCATCTTCTCCAGCAACTTCAACCCAGCCGATTTGAGCTGTATCAGAACCAGATACTGCGTATCTATTTCTAATTATAATTGGTTTGTTACTAAAAGTAGATAATTGTGGCTCAATAGCAGGGATAGATACTGTTCCATCTCCTGTACCACTTACACCTTTTGCATATTCAGAACCGTAAACAAATACTTTACATCCAGTTCTTGCAACGTTAATATCATTAACCGCAGCTCTAGTGTAAGGTTGTGCATCTACAGTAGTAGCAGCACTAGCATATACAATAGCTTTTACAGTAAACGCAGGATCAGCAGGATCCATAACTACGATAGTATCGTTTACAGCAATTACATTTTGTACAGTAGTACCGTTTTGATTTGCAATAGTAATTCTATGACCAGTCTGAGCACCACCTGTCGCTTGAACTGTACAGTTATCATATGATATATGTAATCTGTTTTGTTCTGACCAAACAACTTGGTCTGACATCATTGGCATCTCTGCACCGACCATTCTTAAGAAGCCTCCAACCGTTCTGTTTCCATAACGTTCTACCTCGGCTTCATATATTTCAGGTAGATATTGTTGTGCGAAGTCATTACCACCACCGCTGTTAAAATTTAAGTAGTTAGAACTTAAAGTAACTGGCTGAGCAGTAGGTATCAAACTTCCAAACTGAGGACTTAATACACCCATTTTAAATAGTTTTAATTGTTAAATTTACTTTTTTTAATTGTCAATTTTGAACTATCTACTCCGTCTATAGCACGAACTTTTAAACCTCCAATATAAATATCGCCAGTATTTGTTTTACGAGCTTCGTTAGATATATTCTTTGAATTATCTACAACGTTTTTTATACCATCAGATTTACCTTGTTCGTAAAAATGATTTACTATTTTGTCTATATTTTGAGCAGCATACATAGCTTTATGATAACCTTTCGTATCTTTAACATTACCTTCTTTATCCAAGAACCTCTCGACGAAGTTGTTTAAATTAGATTGATTTTCTGCAACCGCACTGGGATCCTTGACACCGTATCTATACTTCTTTTCTCCAACTTCGAAATCAAAACCTTTGAATTCATTAGAGAACATCTGTTTAGTGTTGTCAAGAAATTTTTTATGCTTTTGCGTAGCTATTTCTTGTTCATTATTATAGCGGTTGAAGAATTCCATAGCCTTTTGCTGTTCTTGTGTTACGCCGGGCCTCAACTTGATTTCGTCGTAATACTTTTGTTTTAAGCCTTCTAAATGGTTACGTGCTTCTGCAACTGCTTCTTTTTTAGCGAGTTTCTTTTTCTTGACGTCTCGCTCCTCGTCAATATCTGTATCATAACTAAACTCTTCTTCTATAACAAAATTTATTTCTTCATTATTTAAATGTGGTTTAGTATTTTTGTAATATTCTTTTAATAAAACATCTTCATTTACATTAGAATAATCATGGTTTAATCTTACATAGTCTTCTACTGTACCACCAGTTTCTTCCATAAAATTAACCAGTTTTTCAATATTTTCTGGTAATTCTTTACCTGAAACCTCATCTATTTCTAGATTTTGTGGTTCTGTAGATGTTTCTACTTCTTCTTCTTCTTTAACTTCGACAATAGGCGATTCGGATTTTTGTACTTGCACATCTTCCTTTGTATCGCTGACCCGTGTTTCTGTGTCCACTCCTTTGCTATCTCCGGATGGTTCGCCCACAGGTAATTCCTTTGTTTCACCGATTTGAATGGCATCGTCTTCTGTTTTAGTTAAATCAACCTTTATGGGTTCTTCTACTTTAGCATTAGCTTCTAATGAAGTGTCTACTTTAGATAGATCAACTTTAAAAGGTTTGTCTTCTGTTGTTTTAAATTGTTTAGGTTTAGATTTGACCTTCATATCTCCACCTTCTGATTTGACTTCAGGAGCCACCTCAGGTTTAGTTGTTTGTTTTTCTGACATAATATAATATTATAAAATTAATTAAATACTCGGTTGTACCCCCGAGTTTCTCTTTTCAAAATCTATAGGCATTAAATCATTGTTTCTTTGATCAATCATTTCACTTTGTTGTGTGCCTTCCATTTGAGTTCTTTTATCTTTACGATCTTCTATTCTATTTTCTTTTTCTTGCATAGCTTCTACCTCCATACGTTTCAACTCCATATCGTATTGATGTTGAATTTGCATTTCTTGTTGCTTTATTTGAGATTCAGCTTGTAATTTTTGTATATCAAAAGCAGATTTAGCTTTTTCAAATTCAACCTCTGCAGCTTTAAGAGCTTGTTGTTTTTGCATTTCTGCTTCAGCTTTAGCTTGATCTGCTGCAACTTTAGCTTGTTCTTGAGCTTGAGCTATTTGCATTTGGTTTTGTTGCTCTTGTTTAGCTTTCTTTTTACGTTTTTGCTTTAATACATCATTAGCAAGTTTAATATTCTTTATCCTTCTTATATCAATAGCATCTTCTAGATCAATACTTTGTTGTTGTAAAGCCATTTGTATATTATTTTCTAAAATAGCTTTATCTTCTTCGTCTGGTTCTAGTTCTAAGAATATACCAAAATCATGAAGATTTAAATTTTGTATTTCAGACAATGTTGCTGTATTATAAGTAGATATAGAATTTTTTAAAGAATTTAATGTTAAAGGAAACTTTAAAGAATCCGCGACTTTTAATGAGATATTTTCACATGTTCTTAATGTTAACCATAAACTTCCTTGCATTAAGTGTCTAGTTGCTGTATTAGAAGCATTAACTGCCATTTTTTGTAGACCAACTAAAGTATCTTGTTCAGGCATGCTCCCATCTCTTGCTTCATTTAATCCGGTCACATCTCTTATCATTTGTAAATAATATTGATATGTTTGGATTAGACTGGCGATTTTTTGACCACCAGAAGATGTTTGTAATTCTTGAATAGGAACTTTACCAGGATTCATGTCTCCTTCTTGAGTTAATGATCTACCAACTATCGAACCAGTTTGGAAATACATATTTAATGCTTCAGCTGGATTATAATTAGTACCATTACCAAGATCAACTTCAGCAAGACCATCCATGTCTAAGAATACTCCATCTGGAACCATTCTAGCAATTACTTGTTGTAATTTTAAATGAGTTATTTGAATCATATCTGCAAACCCAGTTATTCTACTTACTATAGAATCAATACGTCCTTTATACATTCGAGGAGCACATAAAGTATAGCTCATTTCAACCTTAGTAGTATCGGCAAAAGGTCTTGTCATGTTCTCAGATAACTTCCATTCTATTAATTCATTATTGCCTAACACTTTCACTCCCGTATAAAGCACTTCTATTTTTCTAGAAACTTTTTTAAAGTTATCATTTTTTGGTGGATCAAAAGTATCTGGTTTTTCTAAAGCTTTTTCTAACCCTGTATCTGTTTCTTTTATTTTAAATACTTGTGTATTATATGTTTTATATTCAAAAAACATAACTTGAACAGTGTTTTGATCATAAGTTTGCCATCCATACAGTTGTTGGTTATTATAACCTTTAGTTTGTTGTATTTTTTCTAACTGATCTTCAGTTAAATAAGGAAATTGTTTAGCTATTTCTGGAATAGTTAAAGACTTAACTTCACCTACATAATATATATCTTCAAAATGTGGATCTTCTGAATAAGAGTATATTAAATTAGCAGGGTCTACATAGTCTAATGTAACTCCATTTGTAGGATTCCATTGTGTTTTTACAGCTCCAACACCTAAAGTTACTAAATCGTAATTAAATCTTTTTCTAATATTATCAAACCTATTTTTGTCTAAAGTATTATTAATTACCTCTTCATTAGCAATTTCAATAGCTTGTTTATAACTTAATTGCATATGAACTTCTAATTCTTCTTCACTTTCAGGTAATTTTTCTGGATCTGTTTGAAATTTATTTAAACCTAAAGTTTGATCTAAATGCATTAATTCTTGCTTAGCTAACATATCCTGCATAATAGCAGTAGCATAATCGGTTCTTTTCTTTAATGAAATTGGATCTTGTGCAAAAGCTTTTATTTCATAAAGTTTATTATTCATTCCATTCGCTACTATATCTACAAACTTTGAAACAACTGGAACAGGTTTCCAATCTAAATTAAGATAAGACATATCACCATTAATAGCAAGTTCATCTTTATATTTTTGAACTGGTTGTTCACCTCTAGCATATAATCTTAACGTGTGAAATCTATTATAAGACGTAGCAAATCTAGTT